CTTTCTCCTTGTTTTTTTAGTAATAATAATTAGTTTATAGAGTTGATAATTCTATCAATTTGATGTTAATTATCTCAACTGTTTTATTCTTTGTCTTAACCGTTGTTTGTTGTATTCGGAATCGGTTTGCATTGATTTGTTTAGGTCACTTCCCTCATCCGTAGCGTCACTGTGTATGTTGATAATACCACGACTTGTATCCATGTGGGCTGGAAATGTGAGACCATCAACACCAAAACGATTCTTGATAATATGAACCCTCGCGGTATTACTCAATTTGTCATTCGCCTTCCTTGATAGAGACATTACGAAATCTGCTGGGAATATCTTTGCGTATGCACCTGCTGCCTTGTCCGCCTCAATCACATCTTCATTCAGTCCCTCTCTGTTGGATTGCGATACTGTCCAAATCGGTACACCTACCTCACCTGCCAATCCTCTGAGTTCCTCATACAACGCTTCAAGTATCTCATACTTTGCCATGTGTTTGTTACCGAACTTCAACAGGTCTGCGTAATCTATAACAACGAGGTCGGGATTGATACCCAACATCCTGAGTTTTGTGATGTGTGCCCCCAATCCCATCAATGATACCGATTTCATTGGGTATTGTTTGATGATGAGTTTTGAATCGGTAGTCTTACGAATCTCTTCTAATTTCCGTGCCACATCATCGGTATAGTCCTTGATTTTGTCTATTGCTATCCCCGTCAAGATACTATCATAACGTCTTCCCGTGTAATGGTCACTCAACTCCAACGTATAGTGAACAACCGTCTTACCACGTTTCACCGCGTTGGCACCTATCGCAGCGAGTAACCAAGACTTACCAGCACCACTCGGGGCGATTGCCACACCAAGTTCACCGGCTGCGAGTCCACCCTTCATTATCTCATCCAATACGTCCCACCCAGTGGGTATTGGCGCTCGGGATTCCTCGGCGTATCTTAACTCCACATCATCAAAATACGTAGACCCGATGTCATCATCTAACCCGACCTTCATCGCGGAGTCAATCACTCGGTGTATACTATCGTAGTCTCCACTTTTTAAGTAGTCCACCGATTTCAATATCGCCTGCTTAATCTCTTGGTTCTTACAGAAGTCTAACGTAGTTTCTTTGATAAAACCTAAGTCTTCCGACTTCACGTGTCGTACTGTCTCACGTAGAGTATTTACAACCTCGGTTCGTAATAACTCATCACCAATTTTATCAATGTAAACTTTCAGTACATCAAGAGATGGTAACTGTTTCTTCTGTTTGAAATACTCCAATGAAGATTCCACCAAAAATTGAATCGGCGCGGAGTCAAAATATTCTGTCTTGAGTATGTCATAAATTTGACTTGTAAATCCAGCATCCGTAATAATAGATGCAATGAGTTTCGCCTGAAACCCGAATCCGTAATTAGCAAGTTTTTCTTGTCGCATATGTATTTAACATTACAAATGTATCCCGTAACCACGAATCAACATTCTTGATATTAGCGTACAACTTATCGTCTACAAATAATTTTCTAAATTCTCCCATGTCCAATCTGTTGATTTCTTTATCCATCAACGACTGAATTGCCATTTTGCTCGAGGTGGATATATCAACCTCATGTAGTTGCATTAGGGAGTTGTTTCTATTTAAAATTTCCCTATTGTCAAGTATGTTCTTAAAGAACTTTTTCTTCGGATTCTCCTCATACTTCTGTTCCGACTCGTTAATGAATTGTGTTATACTCATTGGCGTGTCCACAACAGTAGGAAAGTTTTTTATCATAGTTTTCAATCCCACTCCCCCAATTCCATCAATGTTGTCGGACTTATCTCCTGACAATATACGATACAACAGATAATTCTCATGGTGTATTCCGAATTCCTCACTAACCACTTGTGGAGTATACATCTTCTTTTTAACAGGATTCCAAACCCGTATCTTATCAGAAGTCAACTGAAGATAGTCCTTATCAGTAGACACAATAGTAATCTGATTATCTACTCCCTCATAGTATTGTTTTGCAATATATGCGATACTATCATCAGCCTCGATGTTATCTATTGAGATAACCGTTATAGGGAGTGTGTCAAAGTATTCACTCAATCTTGAGAACTGTATCTTCATGGATTCACGTTCATCAACCAAATCCTTAAAGTCATCGAACCGATTAAACCGAACTCGGTTTTTTCTATTTCCCTTATACTCGGGAAGAATCTTCCGTCGTTTTTGGGAGCCGCCAGCCCCATCAAACACAAGTATACATCGTGTCGCTTGGAACTGGCGGATATTTGCTCCCACAGATTTCAAGAAACCAATTACACCCCCCACGTGTTGACCGTCATCGTTCAACGCTGGTACTGCTGAGAATACCCGTAGGAATGTATTGAGAGAATCTATGATGACTACCCTGTCATCCTTTTGGGAAGGAGTTCCGAGTTGGTCACTCATCTTCTCCCACATTTCTTGTAATCTACCCATAAAACTGTTTATTCGTGTTCACCTAATACTTCAGTATCAATAGTAATATCATCAATACCAAAGTCTTTGTTAACTTTGTAAGTCATAATAGAACGGTCACATATCATGTCGTATATAAACTCTCGTAGTTCGGGATTGAATTCCATCCATTGACCAAAGTCTTTACTTCTGAATTTCAATACACCATCCGTCTCCTTTAGTTCGCCGGTCTCGGGATTGACAATGTCTCCGTTGAATTCCCGAACAACCGCCTTACCGTCCTCATCGTGTTCCTTCGTGCTAATATACGACAATTTCATAGACCAAAACGAACCCGACTTTGCGAGGTTAAACTGCTTCATCGTGTTCAACCATCCACCGTAATTGTCAATTCCCGATTCAAAGTAGATATCGTAATCAACACTTTTCAATGGTGGGCCGAGTCGGTTCTTCTGTACCGTCGCGCGAGTTTTGATACCAACGACCTGTTCAACTCCATCAACTTTCATCTTAATCTGTCCCATTGATTTCAATCGGATTCTTACAGATGAATGGAATGCGACCGCCTTACCTCCACTTGTACTATACGGGTCTCCAAAAGATACCCCCATACGTACTCTGAGTTGGTTGGTTAGGATGAGACAGATATTCTGTCTTGCAATCATATTGGTAATCTTCCTCATCGCTTTGGAAAGTACTATCGCCTTTTCCGTTGCGTATCCGTCCTTACCGTGTTCTGCATTCAATTCTTTCTTGGTTGTTGCTCCCATAATGGAGTCGACTACAACCGTTACAAGTACGTCTCTATTTGAGTTACGAACCTTGGCGATAGTCGCCTCAATCGTATCAAATATGTCCTCAAGTGTTTCCATCGGAACATAGACGAGTTTCTCAATATCCACACCAATTGCTTGGAGATACTCACGACTAATTGCCGCTTCGGTATCAATGTATATTGCTAACCCTCCCTGTTCCTGTGTACTCTTCAGTGCGTATGCCGCGAGTAGTGACTTACCCGATGCCTCCAATCCCGTGATTTCTATAATCCTACCGACAGGTAAACCTGCGTTCGGTTTATTCGCAATCGCGAGGTCTAACATATCACACCCTGTTGGTATCCACTTATCAACAGTAGCGACCTTGGGGTCAGTCAAAAAGTATGCCGCCTTATCGGTGGCACTTGAAAACTTACCGTTGATAGTGGATACCAGTTCATCCGCCAGTTGGTCGGTGATACTCTGATTGAGTTTCTTAGCCATTAGGAGAACATTGCATCAAACGCAGAATCAATATCATCTACCACAGAAGTGGAGCCTTTTGCATCACGGTCTTCATTCCCTGTGTTGTTAACAAGGTCGTTGATGAAATCATCGCCGTCATCATCAGAGTTTTCACTACTGTCTTCTGACTCTTCGTTGTTGATGAAGTTATTGAGAATCTCCGCCAATTCATCATAGGTAGGTGGCTCCCAAATCTCACGAATTGTAGGCATCTCCTTCAGGAGTTGAATCACCTCGGGGTCAGTGGTAGCGGGTGATGAGTTACGTTTAACTCGGAAGGTGGTTTTTGGATACCCATCCTTCGGCTTCTCGTACTCAACAGTAATGTCACTACCGTTCTTGAGGTCTGTGATGTCACCGTAGTCGGGGTCATCAATCGTCTTGAGGAGTTCCTCGTAGACAGTCTTACCGAATCCCCAAAATTTGACACCCTCATTTTCCTTACCTCGGACAAGAACAGGAACGTATGTTCGCATCTTGGGTTCGATTTTACGAGCGAG